CCATATAGTTTGGGACGAGGAAACCGAAAAATTTAATGCTTTCTTATTACCATATGGTTCAAATGTTTCTGCACCTGTAATAAAAATAGACAATGTAGACGGTTTTAAGAACAAAGGTGTAAGTAAAATAGAAAAAATATTTAACTCAGAACTTGAAGAGTTAGTACAAAAGTATTATAATTTAGTAGAAGAGGCAGAATTAAACAACCTCATCTATAATTCAAAATATTCATTTGAACCAATAATAGGGGAAACTTATCATTTATACGAAAACAAAGATAATGAAAAATTTTTATCACTTATTGCGCCAAACGAATGGAATGAAAAACACATAATTTCAGTTAGATTAAATTCAGATTACAAATGGGTTTCCACAAAAGATTTATAACCAAAGACATAATTTTATTGACCGAAGAAGAGCATTTGGATACATTATTCTCTTCGGACGCATTAATTTTTGAAGACGACTGGTCCATGGAGTTTTACAATATGTATTATGATGGACTTACAATAAAAGAAATAAAAGAAAAACTTATTGATTATGAAAACGATTAAAAAAGGTGATGAAGTAAGAAGAGTCTCAGAAAAAGAGGCGATGTTCTTTGTTAAGAACGGATGGAACTATTGTCCTAAAAATGAATTTAAATCTGACAGAAAAAAGTCAGTTAAAGTTGATGAAGTAGAAGTTACTGACAACATATCGGATAAGAAAAAAAGAAAACTTAGAAAAGAAAATAAAAGAAAAAAATATCAAAACAACTAATGAAAAAATTTATTTTAACGTTATTGACTGCAATCAGCTTAAATGCGTTTGGTCAATACACACCACAAGAAGAGACATTTTCTAAAACCTATACCCAATTAAGAATATGGGAAAGACCTGATAGTACTTGGGTATACTCTGATGGTACATTTGTGGATTGGACATTTATATTTAATGTTGAATTCTTTGCCTTTCCAGGTGGTTCTAGTATGTTCGGTACTATTATGGAGAACTCAGAAGGTGAACCTAAATTTTTCTGTAACTATTTAGGTGACCTTTATGAAAGTGAAGACGAATACGGTGAATATGGTTCGTACAAGGTGGACATTTTAAATAAAGATGATGAAACAGGTACGTGGAAATATTGGGATTCTGGTGAACTAAGATATTACGGACCTTGGACGTATCTTTTTACGGGTGATAAAACTTATTTTAGTTATTTCAATCAAAAGTAAAATGAGTAAAGAACAGGTTAACCATCCTGACCATTATGGTGGTGAAGAAAACCCATATGAAGTTGTTAAAGTTGCCGAAGCTTGGGGAATAGACCGAGATGCGTATCTATTCAATGTCTTAAAGTATATAGGTCGTAGTGGAAAAAAAGATGGTAATCCACCTTTACAAGACCTTAAAAAAGCGTTATGGTACTTAAACAGAAGAATAGAAACAATAGAAAATGAAGATGGAAACAAACACGATATATACAGAAGACTCTACCAAGAAAATGGCGGAGATGGAGGAGGGAACAATTGATTTAATTGTTACTTCACCACCTTACGGAGTTGGAATTGATTATGATAGTTGGGATGACGATAAATACTTTGAAGAATACAAGTTATTTGCGAAAGATTGGTTGACACAGGCTTACAGAGTATTGAAAGATGATGGTAGAATTGCCATAAATATACCATATGAAATAAATAGACAGGATAAAGGAGGTAGGATTTATTTCTCTGCTGAGATGTGGATGATTATGAAGGAAATTGGGTTTGGTTTCTTTGGTATTGTTGATTTAGAAGAAAGTTCACCACACAGGAGTAAGACCACCGCTTGGGGTAGTTGGATGAGCCCATCATCACCATACATTTATAATCCAAAAGAGTGTGTGATTTTAGCATATAAAAATTTACACAAGAAACAGGTAAAGGGTACACCACAATGGAAGGGTGAATACCAAATGGTCGAAGATAAAAAGAATGGAGGAGAGAGACGTAAGTTAGTTTATGAAGAAAAAGACAAAAAAGATTTTATGTCTTTGGTTTTTGGACAATGGAATTATTTTGCAGATACTCGGCAAATGACTAAAGCCACATTCTCTTTAGATATTCCATATCGAGCAATTAAGATTTTATCATACAAAGAAGATGTTGTATTAGACCCATTTAATGGTTCAGGTACTAGTTGTTTAGCCGCTGAAATGTTAGGTAGAAAGTGGATTGGTATTGATATATCTGAGAACTACTGTGAAGTTGCAAGACAAAGAATTAAAGACTATCAGTTGGAACAGCAACAACTTAAAATTAATATCGAGGAGACCACCAACGAACCAATAAAAAATATTTTTGGTACCACCACAAAAATTAAAGGTGGTATCGGAGCATAAACAATTTAATAAAAAACTATGGTTTACTACGAAACTACGGAGCAATTAATGAACCTTGCGAAGGAGAAAGGAATTAAAACCACCAAAGACGGTTTATTACATTTTAACACTGGTAAATTCACTGGTCGTTCGCCCAAAGACAGATACTTCGCTAATGGTAATTACGTACACAATAAGATAGACTTTCAAAGAGCGATTAATCAAAAATTAAATAGAGAAGACTACATCTGTTTGAAAGAAGAGATAAAACAATATTTAGAAGAAAATGAAACTTTAAGAAGTCGTAGAGTTGTTGGATATACATACGAACATATGGCTTCATTTAATATTACAACAACAGAACCATGGGCTATTTTATTTTTTAATAACATGTTGATTGACCCAACAAGTTTTGTTACCACACACTCAAGGTCATTCACAGAGTGGGAAGTTTTACACGCTCCGAATTTCGTAAGTAAAAATAAACCTAAAGGTGTTAAAAATGAAAACTTTGTCATTATAGATTTTGATGATAGAAAAATATTAATAGCGGGAACAAGTTATACAGGTGAAATAAAGAAAAGTATATTCACAGTTATGAATACACTTTTGATAGATAGAGAGGTATTACCGATGCATTGTTCTGCAAACGCAAATACAAAGGATGGTAGAGGTGTTAATTTGTTTTTTGGACTATCAGGCACAGGAAAGACTACACTGTCCTCAGACCCTTTAAAATTCTTCATAGGGGATGATGAGCACGGATGGGATGGAAATAAAGTATTCAATTTTGAAGGAGGATGTTATGCGAAGTTAATTGACTTAGAAAAAGAAAAAGAACCAATCATATGGGGGGCTATTCACAGTAAGTTTACAAAACAAAATACATCATTGTTAGAGAATATTATAGTGGATGAAGACGGTAATCCTGACTTTACTGACAGTACTGTTACGGAAAATATTAGAGCGTCATACCCATTAAACCAAATTGCAAGTAAACATAAAGTTACTATGACGGGTAGAGGTAGTGAGGTTGAGAACATCTTCTTTTTGTCTTTTGATGCTTTTGGAGTCTTACCACCAATATCACTATTGGATAACCATCAAGCGGTCAGGTTCTTTGAGTTAGGTTATACATCAAAAGTTGCGGGAACCGAAGTAGGTATTGATGAACCAACAACTACATTCTCACCATGTTTTGGTGACCCGTTCTTACCGAGAAAGATATCTGACTACACAAAATTATTTAGAGAAAAACTTATGGAGTTTCCAAATGTTAAAGTGTGGTTGGTAAATACTGGATTTGATAAACATTACAAAAGATTTTCATTATCACAGACTCGTGATATAATTAATGGAGTTATTGACCGAGATTACGATAATGTTTATATGAATTACAATGATTTATATATACCAAAAAGAATTGGTGAATATAATATGGAAGAGGTTTTTGAAAAACCAGATGAAATAAGACAAGGTAAATTCTTTACCATGATAAAAAACTCCTTACAATGAGGGGTTTTTTTGTTTATAAAGTATTTATATTAAAAGTATATTGATATGAGACAATTTAGAATAGATGACTCAGAGAGAGATAGAATTTTAAATCTCCATGAGAATGCGACCAAAAGACAATACCTAACTGAACAAGACGGTAAATGTTTACCTATAAATCAAGTTATTGGTATTGAAAATTTTGTTAAAGGTAATTTTGATTCACTTACAAATATTATGGGACAAGAGATTATTGAGGTTTGTAAAAGCGATACATTCGGTGATATTACTGAATACACATTCACTATGGAA